TGCGCCACCGGGGTTCCATAGGTGTGGCCGCGATCGTTTGACCAGCGCAGGCTGATCTGGTCATTAGGGTCTGCAACCGTCCTCCCGGTTTCCATGTCGGCGATGAACTGCCTGAAAAACACCCGTTTGCCGTCCTGCAGCATATGAGGGAACGAGCGCACCCGCTTGATGGGCATCGGGTCTCCGGCGAAGGTCAAGCTGGAATCCATCAGAAAGCTGTTATCGAGCGCATAGAGATTGCCGTTTTGCCAGTCGCCGATGACCTGTTGGTCGAAGATCGGAGACGCGCAATTCGCTCGGTGCCGATGCACCACGCCGCTGGTATCCATCCACCCCCATTCGTGCCAGAGGCCGGTGGTGGTGTCATAGACCCACGTCTTGTCGGCGGTCGGGAAGGTCAGCACGTAGAAGCTGTGCCCCGCCAACTGGTATGTCATGCCGATGGCGTCATCGATCCTCGTATATGTCTTGAATTCCGCCTCGATCGCGTAGGTGCTCACCCGTTTGGTCTGGTAGCCCGACCCCTGAACCACGAAGCCGATACCCTGACGGTCGCGCGTGAGGAAGAAGCACGAATTATCATGCCCGGCGGGCGAGTATTTCGCGAATGTGCCATGGTCGATGAATACCGACTGCACTGGCGCGAATTGGCTCGACCCGGCCCCTGTATCGGTCGCCCCCACGTCATACCAGATTTCGGTGGTGACGGTGCCGATGATCCAGATTTCGCGCTTGACCACAAGGATGGTCACGACGTTGTCCGTATAGGCGGACTTGTTGGCAAAATCCAACGCATCGAAGGCGATTGACAGCGATTGGGTCCAATAGATCTGCGGCGTCCCTGGTTTGTTAAAGATCAGGAACGTGTCCAGATAGCTGACGTGGTCGGCGCCGACGAACGCGCCGCTGGGATCAGAGCTTGTCGTGACCGAGCAGATCAGCGGACTGACTTGTGTCAGGGCGGGCGACGCGACAGGGAAACTGCCGTAGGGCGTGGCGCTTGTGGCGCCGGGCTGTCCGGTGCTTCCCCGGTTCCACGCGCCGGCGCTTTGGTCGCTGACGAAGCCCAGCCAGTATTCGCCGCCCCTGGATACCGCGATGGGGGTGGGGAAGGTGAGCGTGTTGGTGCCAGTTGCCGGGTTGGTGATGACACTGGCGTCCGCCAGCACGCTGATCAGGGCTGCGGAGAATAGTGAGCATTTCAGGTGGCCAGCGTAACCCGTGCCAAGCGAGATATTGGCCGAGGTGATGAAGCCATCTTTCGAGGGTGTGAACGGGGTATATCGGGCGATATCGGCGACGATGGGGTCGGTGCCAGTCACCGCTGGCGGATTGATCGTCTCGCCCGTGACGAGCGGCGCGAATGCCTGCGTCGCCAGGTTCACGGTCCATCCGCCGGTTGTGCCGTCGACGATGACCAGGGTCAGCGTATTGTCCGCCATCGATACCGGCGTGGTGATCCCGGCCGTGATGCTGCCTAGCAGGGCAGGCGCCCCGCCGGGGCCCAGTGAATAGACCTCATGCCCAGACACGACATAGGTGTAGCCATTCGCGCAGGGCCTGATGCCGCGGATGGGGCCGGTGCCGAGCGTGTTCATGGTCCGCGTGCCCGGCGTCGGATAGTTGGCCACCTTCGCCGGCTCGCCGAGCGCCTCGGGCATTGGCTCGCCGAAGAGGTTCAGGCTGCGCTGGGCGCTGGCGACCACGCTGCGGGCCTGGTAGGCGCCGCCGGTGAGCGGCATCCGCACGGATTGCGCCACAGGCGGGGCCGAGGCTGGAGCGGCCTGTGCGGGCGCCGGTGGGGCTGGCTTGGCCATTATGGCGCCCGCCCCTTGGACACATCTTCTTGCAGCCGTTGCAGCACGACGCCTTGGCTTTGCTGCGTCGCCTGTAGATCGGCCATTTTCTGTTGCAGCATCAGGAGGCCGTCGAGAATCTTGTCGGCCCTTGCGGTCAGTCCCGCGACTTTTTCCGCCGTGGCCTGCACGGGGCCGCTGCCGCGCGTCTCCAGCGCGTCGAGGCGGATATCATGGGTTTCGATCTGGTGCCGCATGGCGCCTATCTGGCTCCCGAAGGTGAAGACATAGACGCCAACCGATGCGACCGCGCCAATGACGCCGATGGTGAGCCATGACGGTCGCCTGGTTGGTTCATCGGCCATTTCACGGGATGAGCCTCGGGAATGCGGTGAACAGCGCCGCAAAGGCGAGGGTGACAACGATGTAGTAGAGGGCGCGGTCGCTGATCCTCATTGCAGCCTCGGGAAGCCCACGATGCGCCCGCCTAGCAACAGATCGAGCAGAACGAGCACCAGGATCAGGGCGAGGATCACCTGCACGATCAGCCCGAACGGCGGGGGCAGCGGGATTAGTTGAAGGACGTAGTAGACAATCCCAAAGATCAAGCACAAAATAAGGATATAGATCAACAACGAAATCATCGACCCACCCCCGAGGAACACGAATGAACACTAGCCCTGAACGTTTCTGGCGACGCGTTGCTGTAGGCGCCCCCGATGCTTGCTGGCCTTTCATAGGTGCGCGCAGCAACACTTCTGGCCATTGCTGTATAGGCTGGGGTGGTAAAATGCGCCTCGCGCATCGGGTCGCCTACCAGCTTGCAACGGGGACTACGCTTGCCGATGAACCCAAGCTGCGCCCGGGTAGCGTCTGCGTGCTGCATACTTGCGACAATCCGCCGTGCTGCAATCCCGCGCATCTTCGCCTTGGCACACAAGGCGAGAACGTCAGAGATGCTGCGGCGAAGGGGCGACTTCTGACCGGCGATGCCAACCCGTCGCGCAGAATGCCGCACCGGCTGGCACGGGGCGACGCTAATGGTGCCCGCCTGCACCCGGAAACGAGATTGCGCGGATCTGCCAATCCCATCGCCAAGCTGTCCGAAGCCGACATCCCCACGATCCGCGAGCGGCGCACGGCAGGCGAAACGCTGTCCGCCATCGCCAAAGATTTCGGTGTCTCGGGGCAGACTATTTGGCGCATCGCTAAGGGGGAACGTTGGCAACATATTACAAATCCGCGCTGGCGGTGAAAGACACATTCATCATCCACCCCCCGGCAGTGCCCCCCACGGCGGCACTGAACCAGATCACTGGGCACGTTCCGGCAAAACTCAGGGCTGTTCCTGTGACGGTTCCGATATTGGTGTTTGAAGTGGCGCCGATGGTGACAGTCGGCGTGGGGCTACGCAGCGGCATGGGCAGCGAGTATGTCTGCCCGACATTGGCCATTCCGGCCGTCCCGTATCCGCCGATGACAACCTGCCCCGTGCAATAAAACCGTTGGCACTGTTGCAGTTGCATAACCGGATCGAGCTTTTCGAGCGGCGTGGCGACGGAGCCGACCTCAAGCTGGACGCCCCAGATGTTTATGGTCCCGCTCTGCACGCCGATGCCCGAGCGTATCGCGTTGGTGGTGCCTGCCGAATACCAAAACTCAAGCTGGGTGAAATGGTCGCCGTTGGTGCCCAGTGTCTTGCCCGCGATGCTTGGAACGGCGAAGGTCGCGGTAAAGCGCGTCCATGTAGCGGTAAGCGCACGCGCCTGGGCACCAGCCAGCGTCTGCGTCGATGGCGAGCCACCCGAGCCGAAAGATTGCAGCACGTTCACACCTATCGACATATTCGGCGCGGCATTGGCCCAGAAGCTGACGGTGACCGTCTTGCCCGCCACACGGCTGACATCCTCGATCTTCTGGAAGAACAGAACGCCATTGGAAGCACCCGCGCCGCCAGCGAAGCCGCCTGACGTAAACCATTGCGCCGCTTCGTCGCCAATCGCAGCCCGGTTCCCGTCGCTATGCGCCACATTTCCTGCGGACAGGCTATCCCCGGCAGCAAGGCAAAGCCCGGCCCAGCGATCCGACATATAAACAGCCGTGCCAACCGGCGTGGCGGCGATACTGCCCCGCGCACGTTGGGCGACATTGAACATGCTGTTGTGGATGAGGTTGCGGCCGACGTTGTTGCTGCCGGCGCCACCGCTGCCGCTGGCCGTGCCGATCGCGGCGTTGAGGTCGCCCGCCGTGAGCGTATCACCGGAGTTCCAAGGATAGGGCATTAGATCAGGGCCTCCCCGTTGAGGACATCTCTATTGAGGATGAAGGGGTATGTGGCCTTGCCGCCCGCGCCGCCCATCCAGTTGGACACGTCGCTGCCGCGCGCGCTGAAGCTCGGCATTTGCAAAAGCCCGATCTGCGTATTGGCCATTTTGAGGGTTTCCAGCGAGGATTTGGCATAGCCCATCAGGAACGGCGAGATTTGTCCGCCGCTCGCCACGATGATGCGGCACGCCAGGTTGTTGACAACGGCATCGAAATACTCGGGCGGCAGCGCCAGCGTGTCGTAGATCGAGGACGGAACCGGCAATCCGGCCTTGACGACGAGGTGCATCTCGTATTGGCCGCCGGGTGGCACCGGCCAGAAATGGATGCGCCCAACCGGGAAGGCGCTGTCGTAGAACACATGCGTGGGCAGGGACTTCAGATCCTTGATGGTGGTCCGCGCCCAGTCCTCTTTGGCCGTGATGATGGTCAGCGGCAGATCCACGGCGTTAGGGCCGGCGAAGGGCTGCATCCGCACCCAGGCGGCGTGGATCTCGTCGGGCCGGGCGGTGTTGAAGTCCTGGCCGAGGCCGATTGTGTAGGTGGTGCGACCGTTGGCGATGAACGAGATTTCTTCCTCGTTCCAGATCAGCCAGCGACGGCGTTGCCACTGGGCGAGCATCATCACCAGCAGCGAGAATGCGTCGTCCACGTCCTTGCTGCCATCGGCGACGCTCTGCTCGTCGGTGATGCGGCCGGCCATGCGTAGGGCCAGGAAAATGACCTGTAGCGCGGTGCCAGGCGGGCCGGCATGGACCGGCGCCACCTGTTGCTGGTTGATGGCGTTGAAGGCTTTGAGCGCGAGCGCCGCCAGTTGGACATCGAGGTCTACGGCGGGCAGGCCGTAGATCTGGCGTAGCCGCACGGCCATGGTCGTGAGCAGGACATGCTCATAGGGCGACCAGAAGGAAACGTCGCTGGTGAGGTCGGGGAAGGTCGGCAGAACGATGCGGTTGACGGTAACGCGGCGTTCGAGGTTCAGCTCATTGATCCAGGCGTTGAGGATCTTGAAACTGTCGGAAACGTCGTCGGCCATCGGCGTCTGGCCAATGCCGTTGACGTTTGAATTGCGTAATGACAGGAAGATGATGTCGTTAGCGATGGTCATGCCATGCCATTCCTAACGGGAATTGTCCCCGATCTGCCGGGTAGCGCTCGGGGACCACACGCTTGCAACAGGGCACGGTGGGGAGGCACCGCCCGGCAGAGGCTCAGGCTATGCCGACAGTATCCAGAACCACATACCGGCAACCGGAGAGGCAAACATCGCTGCCCCTCCAGCCGGCAGGGCCACGCCAGTGTTGCCCGCTATGCCATTGATCAGGTCGGATGTGCCAACAGCGGCGAACACCTGGCACGCCTGCGTGCCGGCCCCATTGCGGACGAGGATGATTTGCCCTCC